GACTAATTCTATTTGCAGCGTGTCGGCGTTTTTTAAAAGTTTGTAGATAAACGGTAAAGCTATTTTGCGTCCGTTAACTACGCCTTTATCGGTCATTTTCCTATAGCTAAAATCAACCGCTAAGCCTCGCGCGTGATTAGATAGCTGGCCTGGTTTGGTTCGAATATCGCGCACTACCCAGCTACCGTTATTCCAAAGCGAACCGCCAGACCGTTTAACTACCTGGCGTATAAATTCGTCTGTACCTTGCAACGGGCCTTTAGCAACTGGCGCTAAAACCGCTGTATACGGTCTACGGTTTATTGTCTTTTTCTTTGTCATTAGGTATGAATAAACAGGCTAAATCTGGGTCGCCTATTTTTGTCGATAGCCACGCCAACACACTAGAAATAATCGGTACAAGCAAACTAATTAACATAGGGTCTATGTTGTTTTGTGTTGCCCAATAAATGAATAAACCGATTAGGCCGCCTTTAGTTGTTTGGTCGCCTATTTGCCGTTTGGCTTTGTTAATTTTTTTGCCTGACATAACTACTATTCGTCGTCAAACTCAATTATTGGTGGTGGCGTAAAATCTTGTGTATCAAAATCGTAAATAAAACCAATACCCGCGTAGGTTTTGCCTTCTGTATCGAAAAATGTTTCAACCCATACACCTGTATAGCGTTCAGGGTTTGCTTCTAAGAATTGTTGTGTTACACAATGCACCGTTGTTACGACATTGTTTTCGTCTAATTGTGCAAAGAATTGTCGGTTCATACACGGAACCTAACAAAAACTGCGCCTGCCGCACCGTTGCCACCTGGATTTGTTGCGGCTGTACCGTAAGTGCCGCCACCGCCTGCACCGTAATTAACGCCGTTGTTACCTGCGCCAGTTGATTTACCTGCAACACCGCCTGTTGCTGCAGCGCCGCCAGCGTTTTGACCGCCACCGCCTGCACCTGCTGCCGCCACATACGCTGGACCACCAACAAAACTACTGATATCAACACCAGCACCGCCAGCACCGCCATCTAAACTGACAGCATCTCCGCCATTTGCGCCTGCGCCACCGCCACCACCACCAGTTTGAACTGCTGAAGATGAACCACCTGTATTCCCTTGAATGCTTGTAGCAATAACCGCGTTAACACTTGTCCGTCCAGCCGCACGACCACCCGTACTTCCGCCTGTGTTATAACGCGCGTCAAGACTGGTACTACCGTCACCGCTGCCACCACCAGCGACTGAAATTACTGAACCAATACTTGAACCCAAACCGTAACTACCTGCAACCGTGTCGGTTGAACTACCAGCACCACCAGCACCAATTGTTATAGATTGGTTTGCACTCAAATAAAGTGTTGTGACCGCTGTAAAACCAAGCACACCGCCACCGCCGCCGCCAGCACCTGCACGAGTAGATGTACCGCCACCGCCACCGCCACCGCCTGCAACTAACAACACATCAAATAAACCTGCCTTAGTAACTGTCAAAGTGCTGTCAGTTGTAAAAGTCAAAAGCGTGTAATTTATGCCGCCAACCGTAATTGAACTGCTCGAACCGCCCGAACCTACGCCGTAAGTAGCGCCCCCACCGCTAAAAAAAGTGAAAGTAGACGCCGACAAAGCAAGTAAATAGCCGCCCCCATACTGCGCCAAAGTTAAACTGCCTGATGTGTTAATGGTTACGCCCGCCCCAGCAGTAATGACGGTCGAACCCGCGCCCTTGTTGTAGCACCAAATAATATCGCCTGCCACAAACACAGAATTGTCTACTGTAATTGTCGTGCTGCCAGCATTGTTCATTATTGTGCGCCTATAACGGTCATTGTTAACTAAAACGTAGTTTGCTGTTACGTCGTTAATAGGCAAATTTTGCCCGTCGTTTAATTGTGCTGCAGTTAATACAGTCCCAGAAACATAAGGATAAGGCGTAGCCATAGTTCGCAGTCTATCCTAAAGCGTTTAACGCGTCTAGTATCCCGTAAATAGCGTCGTCTAAAACTAGTTGGTAAACAATAGTTGTAGGCGCAGTGAAATATAAAACTTTGTGGCCTGAATTTAGGTCTAAAACGTGTTCAATGCCTTCTACGCTTAATTCTTGCGCTAGCTGCGTTGTGCCTGCGCCACTAACAAAAGTTTTTTCTATTGTTATTGTGTCGCCTATATCGACTGTCGCTAGTGTGTCTTTTTGGGCTGTAGTTAACATATTAAACGCCGTACCAACAGACGTATAACGGGCCTGGGGTTCGCCGTCTAACAAATAATCGGCTAAAGCGGCGGCGGCTGTTGTGTCGTGTAAAAGGCTGTTAGTAATGCTTGTAGTTTGTATAAAATATTTTGCTTGGCTGGCTAAGTCCTCTGCTGTTTGCGGGCTGTTACTACCTAAAATTTGTACTACAGCACGGTTAATAACCTGGTCAGCTTCAAAAGTTATACCTAAAGCGTTGTATTTAATGTTTGTGCCGTCGTCGTTAAAGTTTGCTACTGCGCTGCTAAGCGTTGCACCTATGCGCGGTTGAAACGTTAAAACGTTGTTCCGCGACATAAATAAACGGCCTTGTTCAGCGTCGTTAATTTGGCTGCAATACGACAAAGCGTTAGTACCTTGCGGGACGGTAAACGCAGAAGCCCCGCCTAACGTTTGTGTACCTGTCGAAATATTGCGGGCCGCTGCTGGGAAATTGACTTCTGGTAAATCTAAAACCGCTTCTAAACGTTCGTTAGATAATTCTTCGCTTGGGTTGTATTCGTTTAAAAATGTTTGGCTTAATAAATAGAAGTCGTCTGCACAAAAAACGCTTACGGTATCTATACCGCCTAAAGCAAAATTATAATTGTAATTAACGACGTAACCTTTAAAAAGGCATTCGGCTATGTTGCTATCGTCGTAGCGGACTAACTCGACTTGGCGCATAGGTGCTAAACCTGGTTGCGCTTCGGACGGGTCAAAATAAGGCGAATTTTGGTCAAACGGGTTAAAAATTCCGCTGGTATCGCTAAGAGTAAAAGACATAGTGCCAGCGCCGAACTGGTCGCCGATATCTTCGCGGCCACGCTTTACCCGCACGTTTACGCAGCCGTCTAAAACTGGTGCAAAGTTAGTAGTACCGTCTAAAACGTATTGCGTATTGTCTAAAACGCCTGCTGTAGCGTCGTCGAGTGTAAACCCGTCTTGAATAAAACCCGTGTCTATAAACAGTTCGTAATTACCCGAACCGACTACCGCTACGCCAGCCATTACGCGATTTGCAACTGCAACGGGCCGCTAAGACGGTTATAGGCCCGCAAAGCGTCGTTAATAGCTTCGCCTACTTCGCCTTTAGTAGCCAACTGGCTATTTACGTTTATGGTTACGTTGCCTAACGGCTGGCCTTTGTCTGTTGGTGCGCCAACGGGTATAACGCTGGGCATAGTTGGCGCTGTCATTGTCGGGGTTGTGCTAATCGCGTTATTAAACCCGCTGCTAATGCCTTTAATGTCAGCAAGGTTTATACCTTTTTTACCTAGTTTGGCTTGCGCTACAGCCATAGCAGCTTCGACGCCCGCTAAGTATTGTTGGGCGTTAGATACGCCAGCGGCGTAAAATTTGTTAGCCGACAAAATGCCTATTTGTTCAGCTATTTTATTTGTTTCTTCTACAAGTTTGTTAGCGCGTAAAACGTTTTCACCAGACTTTAAAAGTTCTTTTGCGATAGCTGCGCCGCTATCTATGCCCGCGTCGATTACCTGCTGTAGTGCTTCTTGCGATAGGCCCGTAGCTAACAACTGTTCTACTAAATCGGCAAACTCTTTAGCTTTATCAGCTTGTTTTTGTAGCGCACTAAAAAACGTTAAACCTGCGTCTTCGCCGCCTTCCTCGAAAGCTGCGCCAAAATCTAAAGCACCTTTAACAACGTCGCTAACTGAAGTAGCAAAATCATTAAAAGCGTCTTGGGCTTTTTTAAGTCTGTCTTTGGCTGCGTCTAACGCTTCGCCCATTTCTTTATTAAGCGCAGCTGCAGCGTTTTTAACAGCTTCGGTTACTTTGTTTACTGCGCCTTTGCCGCTACCTTTTTTGTTTTCGTCGCTTGCTAAATCGTCTAAATCAGTTGTAACTTTTTTAATTGCGTTGCCGAAACTATCTAAACGTTTTTCGGCGTCTAAAATTGTTTGATTTTGGCTAAGTACCGCGCCTTGCAAAACGTTTACTTTATATGCAAAACTGTCAAAACTTTTTTCTATTGCGCCAATATCTATAAACGTGTCAAAGGCTTTAGCCATTGTTTTAATGGCGTCCAGCGGGTTACCTGTAAGAAACTGGAATTGGGCTATAAGTACCTGAACGGCTTTATATACAACGTTTGCCATACGTGCCGCGTTAACGGCAATAAATTTAAACGCTTTTACTAAACCTTCGCCAGCGCTACCAGTTTCAGCTACAGCTTGTTGTAGGCCTTTGCCTAAACCCTGTTCGCCAAACGCTGTTATAACTCTGTCGACTGCTGGTAAAACTTCGTCGTTTAAAAATTTTACTAACGTAGAAAAAACAGGTAACAGCAGTTCGCCTATTTTGGTTTTAACGTTTTCAAATTGTGCGCTTAAAATTCTTTGCTGGTTAGCTAGACCGTCTGAAGTTCGCGCAAAATCGCCTTGTGCGTCGCCTGTTTGTTCATAGATTACTTTTTGTGCAGCTAAAATCTTTTGCTGCGCTGTCAATGCACCGCTACCGCTATATATGCCTAGTTCTAATGCAGCGGCTTTAAGTGTTGCGTCGTTAAGTAAAACGCCAAAACGCCTTAACGGTTCAGCTTCGCCGCGTAATGCAGCGCCAATAGCGTTAATGGCTTCGTCTGGCGTCGTGTTATTGAAACTGGCTAGGTCAGCAGACAACGTAATAAAGTCAGTTGTAAACGTCGCTAACTGGTCGCCTGCTAAACCAGCCGCTTTACCAAACGTGCCAAACGTGCCAGCAGCCGCTAAAACCTGGTTTTGACTTTGCCCAATTTCACGCGCAGCAGTTTTAGCAAAATCGGTTACAGCTTTACCAGCGTCCCCAAAAATTACGCCTATTTTGCTTGTGTTTTCTTGTAAATCGCTGGCCGCTTGAATAGCTGGCATTAGGCCTTTAGTGAATACAAGCACCGAACCAGCAGCCGCTATAAGGCCTGGCACTACCGAAGCTTTAAGAATATTGCCTAATTTGCCAGCTGGCCCGCCAATACCTTTTAACGCCTGCTGCGCTTTGTTTAGCCCCGTGTCGTCAAACGTCGAAGTAATCGGTATGTTAATTGCCATAACGAACCTTCAACTTTTTATTTAGGGTTTTGGCTACTTCGTCGACAATTTGTTTAACCGCATATTGCACGGTTTCCCTATGTTGCTGTACTGCTGGGTCTATGGCGCGTGGCTGGCTACCAACTTCGACATTTAAATTATTAACGAAATTAGTATTTTTTGTTTTAATGCCTGCGTGGTCATATATTGCGCCTGCCGCGTCCGTTTGCTGGGCGACCATTAACTGATATGGCCTAGCCTTAAAAGTTACGCTATGGCTTTCACGCGGGTTATTCTCAGCGTCGAATTTGTCTTTAAATTGAACCGTGCCGCCTTTGCTGGCCCGTCTACCTACCTTAATTTTTAAGCCAGCTTTAGCCGTTTTGTTAGTCCAATAAACTTCGCGGCCTTTAATAAGTTTGCCGCGAACCATACCCGATAAAGGCGGGACGTCGCCTATTAGTTGGCGGGCTGTAGCGATAATTGGCGCGCCAGCGCCTTTAATATCTTTAGTTACTTGCCGTCTGTAAACCTTGTCGTATTTGTTCAGTTCAGCCAAAGTTTCTTTTATGCCTTCGACTTGTAAAACTAGTTTTGGGTTAGACATAAGTTTTATTCTGTTTGTTCAAAATTTCTACGACGGTATACAAATCGTTTATACCAAACTCGATATGGCTAGGCCAGTAATGGCAAGTTACTAACACTTCAGCCATAAGATAACTTACTGTGCCTGGTCTGCTTTTAAATCGGCGGCCTGTTCAATTACTTCAATATTTACAAGGCTGTTAATAAACGCGTCTAGCGAACTGGGTACGGTTATTCCGTTTAGGCGGCTGGCTTCGTAGCACATATACGCTAAGTCCTCTACGCCTATGCCGTTAGCTATGTCTGAAGCTTTGCGCCTATATTTTCTTTCCCATAGAACTATGGTCATTAAGTTAGTTTGCACTTCGTAATTGTTGCCGTCTTTAAATACGGCTTTTAGTGTTAATTGCATATTTGCCTTTCGTAGGGCAGCGCCTTATTAGCGTTGCTTGTTTTTTTAATTCTCAGCGGCCAAAGCCGCGCCATTATGAAACGGCTTTAGCTAGTGTGCCGCCAGTAAACGTAAGCGTAATGGTTGACAGTTCGCCAAGACTTGCGTTAATTGGCGTGTGGCTTTCCAAGTATGCGCCAGTAAGCGTATATTTTGGTGCAGTAGCGCTAGGCGTTGCAAGACCTGCAGCCGTTGGCGAAACCTCAATAGTTGTTTGGATACCAACCAAACTATAAATGGTTTGTTCGGTTTCTGAAGTTGCATAGCTTTGATAAAGCGTTACCTCGAAGCTGTTGTTTTGCAGCGAAGTTACAGCAGAACTGCCAAACTTGCGGGCCGTGTCGCCAAACGCTGTAGTCTCAAGCTGTTCGTAGTTGTATGTCAATACTGCGCTAGTCGCCTGGTCTGTTAGGTCGACTGAGTTAATGGTAAGCGCTGGGTTTGAAAGATAAACGGTAGTTGCCATATTTGGTTAGTCCTTGTCTGTATCTGTATCTTTAGTTTTACCAGATTTTTTAGCGCTTTGCGTGGATAGGTGGCCGCCTTCTAAAAGCGCTTCAACGTCTACGCCTTCTAAATCTTTGTCAGTAACAG